TTCTTCCCTTCGGAAACCTTGATGTTTATTGGATTTTCCATTATCTTTAGTTTTAGGTATAATCTATCGTTAAAGTATTAAAGTTCGTTAAATCGCATTAAAACCGCCTTAAAACGAATTCTTGTTTTTCTTATCTTCCTTGCCTTGCGTAACTTTTTTTGTAGTTTTTGCTTGACTTCAACCCGCTATTTCTTGTCTTTGCGTGAACGCCAGAACGCTTAATTTTTGGTTTTTTTAAGTTGCTTTGTGCGCCCGTTTGCTTCGCCATTTAAATTGTATTCGTGTTTATGTTTGTTTATTTTAAACCTTCTAATTTTTTAATCATTACTTCAGTTGAACCTTTTGGATTGCCATTTAAAAAATCTGCACCTCTTTTCCACTCTTGTATTTTAGTTACATCAACACCTAAAGCGTCGCCTTGTGTTCTAATATTATTTACTAAAACATAAACAGACTCTAAATTTTTTAAATGATTTTTAGCAGCATTAATAGATATTTGAGCAAATTTTTTAGCATCTAAATAATTTTCTACCATTTCACCTTCAACACTTCTGCTTTTGTTTACAAGGGTTGTTAAATCATTAATAGCCGTTAATTCTACTTTTTGACTTGCTAACTTCGCTTCTACTTTTGCAGTAATATCTGCAATAATTAATTCTTTAGTTGTTTTCATTTTCCGTTATTATTTGTTTTATTTTATCAATTAAAATTTGTTCTTCATTTACTAAACTCATTTCTAATTTGTCCGCAAAATAACCTTCTATTGAAAATCCTTTTACTTCGCCTAATTTAACTTTGTCCCAAATTTCGTCGTTGTTTACTTTCATTGAAATCATCCAAGTACCTTGCGGTAAATCAAAACCATAGTTTTTCGACTTGTCGTTTTCCCCTTCAATAATCCAACTTTCAACAACGCTTAAACCTTTTAATTTTTGGCTATGTTCTAACGTACTATTGTTTTGGTTTGCGTTCATTAAAAACAATTCGCTTGCTTTTCGTATTGTTGCTTCCGAAAAATAAATATAATATTCATCTTTTGTTTTGTCGTTTTTGCGGTAAATTTGTTTGTTCGGAATTAACGCCGCACCCATTAAGATTCGCTTTTCTGCGTCTATTTCTTTTAGTTCGACTTGGTGTTTTGACAAATGAATAAAATTTGATTCTATTGCGGGACTCATAACCACGCTTATTGCGTCTATTCCGCTTTGGTCGTCTTTTTCGTCTATAATTAATTCTACTATTCGCATATTGTTATAATTAAAGTATTTTTAAATTGTTGCATTATTTATTCGGTTACGCTCCAACGCTTGTGCGCTTGTCATTTCAGAACTCACAACATACGCTTGTACGGGTTTTTGTTGTAATTGCGCTAATTGATTCATTCCGTTATTTCCAACTACGTTAAATTGGGGTGCTTGTACTGCACCGCCACCACCACCACCACCGCCACTACTTGCGCTTGGTTCTGCACCGCCTTCAAACTGAGATTCTTTTATTTTCTTGATATTCATTAAACCCATTGCGATTGCTCCCGCACTTGCTAAAGGGGCTAAAACGGGACCGACAACGGGAACGCCTATAACCGACTTATAAGCACTTTGAGCGCTTACAAACGTGTCAATTGTTGCGCTTGCTATATTGGTTGCTTTTTGAATATTAAACGCCCGTTTTTGACTTGCTTTACTTTTACCCGCGAATAGTTCGGCTATGTTTGCAATAGATGTTAAACCGCCTTTAACTGCGTCTAATTGTGAATTTAATAATTCTTGTTTTTTGTTTTTTGCGTCTTCGTCTAACTTTGCAATTTCCGTATTCGTTTTTTCGGTTAATTTTTCCCGTGCTAAATTATATTGTTCTTCCGTTAATAATTTTAAATCGAAATCGCTTGTTAACTTTGCTAAATCCGCAATCGCTTTTTCGTCTATTGCTTGACGTGCTAATTCTTCTTCGCTTAAAACAATTAGATTATAATTCTTTATGGCTTCAATTTCTTTTTGCCTTTGTGCTTCTTTAATTGCTTCGGCTTCGGCTAAATATTTTGCGTCAATTTCTTTTAAGGCTTCAACGTGGTCTTTTGTTAGTTTTTCAATATCCGTTGTTGCTAAACTTTCAGCGTCGAATTTTTGCATTAAAACTAATTTTTCGTAGTCTTGTTTGCTTAAGTCAATTTCTTGTTGTTTTAGCCAATTTTCGTCTTCTTTTTTAATGCGGTCTTGAGTGTATTTGTCCCGTATTTTTTGTTCGTCTATTCCTTGTTGAATAACATCTTGTGCAATTAATTCGTTCGCTTGTTTCTTTTTTACACTTCCGTCTTTAACTTGCTTTTCTAAATCTAATTTTTTACGCTCATATTGTACACGAATTAATTCAAGTTCTTTTTCTTGTCCGTCTTTTAATGCTTTTATTTTTGAGTCTTCAATTTCCCTTGAAATATCTTTAACTTCTTTAACTTCTTTTTTGGCATTTTCTGATTTTTCTTTTGCTCGTTCCCTTGCGTCGTTTGCGTGTTCCGCCTCTAAAATTGCTAAATCGTTTTGAGAGTCTAATAATGCTTTTTGTGCGGTTTGATTTTCTTCTGCAATTTTTGTTTCTTTTTCAGTTAATTTTGCTAATTCTTCTTTTGCGATAATTATTAAACTTGTAGACGCCCCATCTTCGTTATGTTGTTGCATATTTTGAATAAACAATTCATAATGTGCTTTTTGTTCTGCTTGTGTTGCCTTTACCGATTGATATTGCAAATATGTAGTTCTTATTAATCCTTGTTGATAAGAAATAGCGCCTTTTATTCTGGTGCGTTCTAATTCATAAGTGTCTTTACCTTGTGCTTTTAATAGAGCAATTTGCCTTCCAATAGCATCGTCTTCTTTTGTGTATAATTTTAATTTTTTTGCATTTGCTTTTTCAAAGGCTACAATTTGTTCGTCTAAAGCTTTTGTTTTTGCTTCGGCAATTTTCTTTGATTTGTTATTAGCTTCGTCTTCGGCAAAACTTGTTAATCCAATCCAATCGCCAAAATCTTTTAACGCTTGTATTGCACCACTTATGGGAGTCATTAACATTTCAAAATTTGCAATTAACAAACCAACACCAACAACTAAAGCGCCTATACCCGTTCCCATTAAAGCAAGTCTAAATAACTTCATTGCACCCGTTGACGTTCCAACAACTGCGGTATATACGCCCGTTGCTACGCTTAAAGCCGTTGTTTTTACGGCATCAACTCCCTTCATAAATGCGCTTTCCTTTTGCAACGCATTTTGTACTTGTTGAACTCCATTTGCCAAAGCCATTGCGCCTTGTACCTTAAGCATTGTTCTTTGTAAGTTTTCGTTTTCAGAACCTGCCAAAGCCATTGCACCTTGTACCGCTTCGAATCCACCCGTTACCGCACTTAGTCCGCCTAAAGCAATATCAACTTTTCCCGTGTCGGACGCAAAGTTTTTAACTTGTTGGTTTAAGTCTCCAATTTTGTCTTGTAACTTACCCGCTTCAGCAACTAATTCTTTAAAACCTTCAGACCCTTCGTCCATTGTTCCAAGTTGCTCCTTCATTTCCTTAAGTTGTTGCTTAAGGGTTTTCGTTTTTTCCGTTACTTGGTCGAATCCACTTTCTTTTACTTCGAGTTCAATTGTTCGTTTTTCAGCCATTATTTTTTATAATTATAAATTATTTGTCTCTTTGCTTTTTTCCAACCTTGTTTTATTGTTGTGGCTAAAATATATTTTCCTTTTGCTATTTCTATATTTTCGGATTGACCGTAGTGTTCGGACGATTCCAAAAGTTGAATTATTAGTGCTATCATTATCCTATGCGGTTAAAGGTTGCTATTACTGAAGGCGTTGCGGGGTGTAATGGTTGTTCTTCTTCCATTTGTAATTGTATTGTACTAACGGACGGCATCCAAATTATTTCTATATAATCGTTTTCGCTCATAGCTAAAACAAAATTCCAAGAAGCCACTATATAATGCGAATTATTTGCAATTGTTATTCTTGTGTTTGAGTTGTCTATATTAACCCCGTTCAAAGCAAACCAAATGTCTATGTGCGCATTTGTTCCGCCAGACGTTCTATAAAGTTGAGCGGAAAACTGAACGTTAAAAACTCCCGTTTGATTAGTTGTTATTTTGGTAAAATCTACAATTGAACAATCGTTTGCTAAAACATTATTTCTTATTCGCATAGGCGTTGGCGTATTCGCTAAAGTACTTTGCGTTTGCGTGTCGTAAAAAGAACCCGTAACGTTTCCGTTAAAAACCCCATCCCGAATTAAGTACCCTTTTATTTTCTTTGTTGTATAAGTATCACGCATTGCGTCAAACTCTGAAACACACGCCAAATCTTCATAATCTAAAGCGGTTGTTTTTTCTTCCATTTCACTAAACTTGATTGCCATTTTATTCTATTATTAAGTTAATACTTCCTTGAGTTTGCATTTGTATATCGTCTTCCGTTATTATTCCGCCTTCTTGTGGTTCGGGTAATATTGGGATAAAATCATTTAATAAATTAAATATTGTTTCGCCCGTTGTTAAACTTGTTTTAAAGTCGTTTATGATATATCTTTTGTCTCTTATTATAAGCCTATCGTTTAGTTTTAAGGACGTTAAAATTGAAATAGGTAAAACCGCCTTAACGTTTGTTATTCTATTCTTAGGGTCGTACAAATTAGCTAAATAATCAAAGTAATAAGTTGCAAATAAACTTTGTTGAATCGGTATGCCTAAGTAAGTTGATGTTTCTGGCGAAAAGTTTAACGAGTAATCTATGCCCCCAACATTTGTATCTTGTCCGAATATTTGAACCGAGTTACATACGTTTGTTCCCGTTGAATCTTTTATGTAAATCGGATTTGTTGCAACGACATCTTGAGAATAATAAAGTATGCAAGGCTTCGGAATATACGGAGACAAAGCATTATTAATTGAAAATCCAACTTGTACGTTTGTTCCCGTGTACTTGCTGAACATAAGATTTTCAAAAGGAACGTCTATGTTTAATTCTCCGCCATCGTATGGGTAAGGTTGCTCCGTGTTTCCGTATTCTTTTAAACCAATTTGTAAATAATATTTATTTGTAATGCTTTCGCTTGGTTGATATCTAAACGAAATCTTTTTGTAAAGTTTTACCCTTTCAATATCTATGCTTGTGGAATCCGTAAACGTTGTGATGTCGAAAACATTTCCCGAAGCATACCAATAATTTAAAGTCTCAACTAAAAAAGTGTTTGGTGTTTCCGTACCCGTACAAGTTAAATTAAATTCTTTTAGCAACCCCGAAAAGAAATCCGAAATTTTTAAATCGGGGGCGTTTCTTTGTAAAGATGTTGTTGGAATATTAACTATTGATGAACTTTGCCATTGTGCAAATGGAGCGACTGATAATCCAAAAGTATATTCGTAAAAATAATATATATTAAAATCTAAATTTATTGTTCCTTGCGCTCTAATTTGAAAAAAATACGTGTTGTTTAATCCTAAAACGTCGGGTTGATGAACTATATTAAATAAAGCTCCCGTTCCGTCCCCTTGTATTGATTGAACTAAATTACCATTTGAATAAACGTCAACAAAATAAGGTATTAAAGTTGGTGGCGAAATTAATTCTAATTTTACTGCGTGTCCACCGCCATTTCCAGCGTTGGTTGTTGCTTGAATTAAAATAGTATTGTTAATCGTATCGACAAAACTTACCATTGGAACGCCATTTGGAAAAGTTCCCGTTTGCCCTAAAAAAGTTGTAAAATCTAACGTTTGTGGCGTAGACATTATTTCGAAGCGGTCTCGGTTTTTATACCACAAGTAAGCGTTTTTAAAATTGTCCGTTAAAAAGAAATTACTACTAAAAGTTATTCCGTAATGCAACTCTATTAACTGCATTATTCTACTTAATCTTAAGGCGGGGAATAATTCGCTTATATCTATTGCGCCTAAAAAAGTATCTATTTCACTTGCCGTGCCTAAATTAAACCACGACGGGGGCGTACCACTTGCGGGAGTTGCGTTATATTTCCAAAATTCGCCAGAACTAATTAACGGGTACGCTATATCCGTAAACGCTAAAAGTCCTTCAATATAAAATTGTAAGATTGTAAGGTTTACGGCTTGGTCTACGCTTGAATAATCTAAGTCGCTTAACTTGTCTTCGCCAAATATATCCTTAAGACTTGTTAATTGCCCATAAAAAGTAATCGTATAATTTTCAACTTGTCCGTTCTTTACGTTTGACTTTTCTAACTGAATTCGTCCGCGTCTAAACGTTGTCATATCCAACTCAATATATCCGTCTTTTCGTTCTTGAAAATTATAAGTCCCGTCAACGTCCGATTGGTAAAAGTGTTGGAATATTGCGTTGTTTCGTGTTGTTGCGGGAATCGTAAACGCTTGGGAAAAGTCCGTACTTGTCTTTGAAATATCCGCTATGTTTTGAACGCTTGAATTTACTTCAATAGTTTCGTCGTTGAATAAATCTATTTGTTGCCCTTCGATAAAAACCCTTACTTCCCTTTTCATTAAATTACATTGTTTATAACATCAAACCCCATTTCGAAATCTAAAGAATAATTTATCTTTTTGTTGTTTATATTCTTTTCTTTATTAAGGCTTTTAGTGTTTATTCTTATTGGTAGTTTTGTGTTTCCCTTCGTCCATAAAACCCGCTCAGATAATAAAAGTTGTTGCAGGTTTTCGTTAAATGTTTCGTCAACCCAACCCGAATTAACTTTATATTTTGTGCTTCCGTTATTATTAAATATTTGCTTTTGCCCTTGCTTAACGTCGTAAGTCAAAGCGTCGATTGTCATCATAAAATTATAAGGCGTCGATTGAACTTCTAAGTTTTCAAAACTTGCCTTAAAAAATGTTTCCCGTTGCCAACCTCCGTATTTATTTATAAAGTCTAAAACGATTGGTTCGTATTTACATTCCGTAACGGGTCTAAAATATCCAGTCCAAACAAGAAACGAAAAAGGTAAAGGAGTTAAAATTTTAACTTTTGCCCCTTCCGAAATCATAGACGGCGGAACTCGAAATAAATCAAATACCCTTGCGCTTGTCGCTGAAAAAGTAAATGTTGTTCCCGTTTGTAAGCCCGTGTATTCGACAATATAATTAATAGGTAAGTAAGCCGTAATTGTACCCGCTAAACTTTCGCTTGTTGTTGGGTAAGCGGGGGCATAATAATAATTGTAATCCATTTCGTCTGCTAAAACAACTGCTGACCCAAACGAGTAATCGGGATTAATTCCCGTTTCATAATAACCGAATCCGTCAAACGCTCGGTAAGTTGTATTGAATTGAGCGACATACGTACCGCCAATTAAATTGTAAGTGTAAACATCAACTAAAGTAAATTCGTCGTAAGGCGTTAATTGCAAGTTAATAATTGCGTTGTCGGGACTTGACGGGTGCGTTATGTTTTCCCGTATATATGGGCTTAGATTGTAAAGCGTAACCGTGTTGTTTGACGCGGGTATTAATTTACTCAAAGTGTAAGTCGGTGTCGCGGGTGGTAATGCGTTCGCCTTGTAAATAAATATTTCGACTTTCGAACCCGTTTGCGTTGGGTCGTCAACTTCGATTATAAAAGGACTGCGGACAAAAATATGGTCTTGAGTAGGTAACGCCATTGTTATATGTTTTTAAAATTTTCTTCCATTATTGTATTAAATGTTTCTTCAGCTTCTAAGCCGTATGCTTCAATCATTTCGTCGGGTAAATTCTTAAATGCTTTTTCAAAAGGCGTGGTAAAAAATAAACTTCTTGATATACCTTGTCTAAAAACACTTTCACGAACTGCGAACGGACTTAACCCTTTTGAATTTGCCCATTGTGTAAAATGCTTAACGCTTGGTTTGTTTCCTATCTTAAAACTAAACGGACTACCTTTACCTTTTTGTTTCCACATTTTGCCCTTGTTGTTCGTCTTTTTGAATTTGCTTGTTGTTGACCTTACGCCCCCCGCACCCATAACCCCTTGGTCTTGATAGAATCCGTATTCCTCCATATCAAAATAAAGACGCAAAGAATTTGGCATAACTTTTATTTCGCCAGTAATGGAATCGTATAATTTGCGGGTGTGGTTCTTTTTTAACTTGCTTAAATTGCTTCGTGCTTGTTGTATAACGTAGTCCCTAAAATTTTCAAGAATTATTTGTTGTTCGGCTTTTTCCATCTTAACAAATAGTCATTTCGTTTGGTACTAAAACGTCGAATGTCATCGTCCAACCGCTTAACAAGTTTTCGAATCGTTCGGTAAATGGTTCACAAGTTGGGTTGCCGTCTATCTGGAAAAGGTCGTAAGCAAGGCTTCCGTGTAACATAATATCATAGGCTCGGTTTAAGATTGCTAACGTTGAGTTTAATGCGTCTTGTGTGTTGTCGTTGCCTAAATAAACATTCGTGTTTTCCGTCTTCGATATGTCTACTAAATCCATTGCAATCAAAGAAATATTAAACCTAAGTACGTTTGTTTCGAATGAACACGAATTAACCATAATATGGACAAGCGGAAAAATAGTTTGTTTAGCTAAATCAACTTGGAAAATGTCCCCTTCGCTTACTGAGTTAACTAAAGCGTCTGCGTCAAAGTGTGTTTTTAGTTTGTCTATTGCCGTGTAAAATCCTATCATTTTAAATACTTGTTAAGTTGTCTTTGTTCTATTTCGTTTTTTTGTTTTTCAAATGTTAAGTAGGTTAAACATTTAAGTAATCCCATTCGTGTAACTTCGTCAAATTTTGTGACATCTCCCTTAGCGAGAGCATAAATGCTTTGATACCATCCCCATTGTTTTGAAAATTGTGTTCTTTCGCTAAAGTCTCCAATGCCTTCGGGTTCTTCGCTATCTCTTGTTCTAAATAAACTATCGTAGCCGTTAGTAATTCGCTTCCTAAATTCCAAAAAAAAACCGAAGAACTTAATACAACTCCAAGCGGGGCGAACTTCATTAAGTCTGAAAATTCAGCCGTGCCAGTATAATCAATTATTTCGTGTCCGTCTTTTCGTTTAATCTTAATTGGACGATACATTACCGCCATTGCTTTGTGGTAAGTGTCCCAACTTTTTAAGTTTTCTTCAAGGTCTACGTATTCACCAAAACTTATATTTTGTAAGTCGGGAATAAATCCGAACTCCATATCTTTAATTTTAAATGTCGGTGTAAACTTCGGGGTCTCGGAAAACAATTTATTAAAGTGAGCAACTAACTTTTGTACTTCAGTATATTTTATATTTATAATTTCTTTTAATTCAATATCGCAAAAGATTTGAATCATTTTTTCCGCTAACATTTCGTTGTCGGTTGTTGTCTCCTTAACCTTAATAAACTTTTGGTATTGCCCTAAAGTAATTTCGTTTAAATCAGTCGGTATGGTTAATTCTAATTTCATATTTATATAATTAAGTTTTCGTTTTCTTGTTATATGCAACTGCTATTTCGTAAGCGTAAAGCAACATTTCAAAATGCAATACAAACTTCCTTGAATCGCTCATATTTATTTTTACTTTAACCCCTTTGCGTTGGTAAATGTATTCTTCTACAACGGCAATCATTACGCTTATATCGTTTGTCATCTTATAAAATATAGTCCCTTTGTTGGGTTTGCTAATTGGTACGATACCGCATAACGTAAAGCGTCGATAGCGTGGTTATGTTTGTCGATTGGTGTTTTGCTTTTCTTTTCCAACCACGAATAGTTGTTTAGTTCTTTTATTAAGTCTATGCTATCTTCGGAAATTACCAAGTCGTAATCTTGTAATAAACTGATTCCGTAAATTACGGAGTCCGCTCCTTTGATTGTTGGAACTACATTATTACCCAAAGAATTTAATTCGCTTATTAATCGTGGTTCGGAGTTGTCCCCAACTATTAAATCCTTTTCCGCAAAGTCTGAATTTAACCGTGCTATTTGGCTTGTTGTTAATGCTTGTTTGTAAAATAGTAGTTTAACGTAAATAACTTTGTTTGCCTTGTCTATGTTTGTTTTAACTAATGTTGTTGGGTCGGCGCTGAATCCGTAATCTTGCCCGTAAACATTTGTACCTATTTCCCTAAATTGACCTATTGTCCAATTGGTAAATATTACACCTTCGGCTTTGTCCAACCAACCCCCTAATATTGTATGCTTGTATTTTTCGGGTCTTCGTTTTTTTATATTTTCTACTTGGGTTAAAAATGATTCCGATAAATTCTCTATGTTGTCTAAGTAAGTTGTATGTATGTACGTGGTATCGTTTTTTATTATGGTTGCCCCTTGTTCTATTCCTTTGCTTTCAAAAAACTTGTCGTAAATAAAATGTTCCTTTGTCGTGGGGTTGAGAATAAGTATAACTCGGTTTTGTTTTGTCTTATGCCTAATCGATAAATCTATTTTATCAAACGTGTCTTCGTCGGTAAGTTCTTCGGCTTCGTCCAATACCCAAGTCGTTACCCCTTGCAAAGATTTAAGGTTTGCGGTTTGAGTTCCAGAGCTTGTTTTAATTCCTTTGAATATTATTTTGCTACCCGTTTGCAAATTTATTATTTCGTCTTTTGTTACGATAAAATTATCTTGCATATCCATCAACTCAATCTTTTCTATAAATTCGGGAATGATTGAAATACCCGCAGAAACTAAAGTGTAACGTGTGAATAAAATAACGTGTCCGCTTTCTTTCGTAAGCAACAATAAGAATGTAGTAACTGAATAAGACTTAGACGAACCACGCCCGCCCGTTACAATAAAGTACCGCGAGTCCGTACCTAAATAATTAAACTTCGGGTTTAATACTATCAATTTTGAAAAGGTCTTTTACGTCAAAATTAGATACGCTTAATGTTGTTTCAACCGTTTCTTTTGGTTTGCCAAATAAATGTTCAGCAATAAATATTTGTCCGCGTTGTGATTCTAATAAAGTAACTACAAAACTAATTTTATTTTCGTCGTCCGTATCTTTGTTGTAAAGGCGTTTTAAACCTTCAACGAATAATGTATTAACTTTTGCTTCGTCTGCCTTTGTATGCCTTCCTCCGTTCGTCTTATGCCCTCCGTTGTTCTTTCTTTTGTCTTCCATAATTAAAAAAAGTATTAATTAATTAATTTTCTTGTTTGTATTCGTTTACAACTTTGTTTAATCCGTTTACAACTTCTCGTAAACAACTCCCGCAACTTGTCGGTTGCCTTCTTTGGCTAAATACTCTATTGTAAATTTTAAGTAGTTCCCTTTGTTCGCTTGGAATTAAAGAATTAGTATTTAAAACTTTGGTTGTTGTCAAGTAAGTATATTCATCTTGAGTTAAACACTTGGGTTTTGCGTATGGAAATAGTTTATTTAACTTTTCCTTTCGCTCTTCGCACCCGCAGTCTTCACCTAATAACCATTTGGCTACTTTTGCTATTCCCGTTTTTTCTAAAACAATTTCGATTGTGTCTCCTAATCCAGTAGGTTCGATAATTGTATTTTCTTCAATATCAATTTTAGTTAGTTTTTTCTTTGCCATAATTATAAGTTATATTTAATAAATTGTTCTTCTGTTCCTAATAATATTGTTTCGTCTTTTAGTATGTTTGTTTTAATTATTTTCAATCCTAAAAATGTTTTTGGATATTCTTTATATTCACAAGACAACCAAAACTTAAAATTAAGTTGCTTTAATTCTTTAGCATTAAATTTAGTAAATAAAATCATATCCTTTAAAACGCTTTTTTGTATTTTCATTTTATAAGTTCGTAATCTTTGTTTTGGTAATCTTGATAGTTTTCTTTTAAGTTTTCTTTGATTCGTGTTTTGCAATATTTCAACGTATGGAAAATACTCGTAACGCTTATATTTGTTTCCTTGCTTATTTCGCGCATAGACATATCAGAATCTTTATAAAGGTTAAAAAGCATTTGGTCGTACCAATGCCATTCATCTACTACGTTTTCAACTTGGTTCAATAAGTAATTATATGATTCGTGTTTTTGTACTTCTGGCGCTTCGTCGGGTAACATAGCGATTGAATCCAAATCAACCTTTTGCATTTTGTTTGCTTTATTAACGTGTTGTAAAAATGTATTCTTTAGAGCAAACCAAACATAACTTTTGTTTAAGTTTCCGTTTGTAAATAGTTTTTCTTCGTTGCTCCATTTCAATAACATTAAATAAGTTTCTTGTACGATGTCTTCAGCAAAGAAATATTCGCCAAACGAGTTAACTATTTTAACCCATTCTTTATGATGCTTTACAACTTTGTTAATCCATTCCAATTTTACTTTGTTTAAATATTAATCAAATATATGTTTATTTTTTCAACAAGTAACAAAAAATTTTATCAACAAACTTTTGTTAAATAAAAAACCCCTAATTAAAGGGGTGTAAACTTATTGTAGTTTCAAGCGGTAAATGTACTTGTCTAACTTCTTTGCGGTTTCCAAACTTACGTCTTTACCCGCTAAGAATCGGTCTATATTGTATTGATGGAATTTTTCCCCCCTACCTTTGATTTCTTTTACAACTTGGTTTCTTGTTCGTGTTTTTAATGCTTCGAGTAAACAAGCTCGTAAATTATAATCGTCTATTAACATCGGTCTAAATTTATTTCGTTGTCGTTTAAAACTTCATAAAAATAACTTCTTAATAGTTCAATCATTTCATATTGATTTTCTTTTAAATCTTCGCACTTTAATTGCCTTCTTAATTCGTCTTGTATTTCAGTTAGTGCAAAATACATTTTTGTAGATTTTACCGCGCAATTAAATTCAAATTCATCGTCTGGCAAGTTATATTTTAGTTTTGCTTCCATATCATTTCTATTTTATTAATGTGGCAACTTTTACCACTTATCCTTTATTAAAATGGTAAATCGTTGTCGCTATCGTCAACCATTATAATTGGTTCTTTAACTGCCGTTCCAACTGCGTTAATTTGCCAACCTTCAATAGTGTTAAAGTATTTTATTTCGCCTTGTGGACTTTTCCATTCACGCCCTCGTAAATTAATACTAATTTCAACTTGTTGTCCTATGTCGTTTTGGGTTATTAAGTCGGTTTTGTCTTGAGTAAATTGGATTGTAATATACTGCGGAAACTTTTCGTCCGTTAATAATACAACATCTTTTGATTTGAATTTTTCGCTTACTTTTCTAAGCGTTCCCACGTTGTGGATTTTTCCCGTTACTTTCATTTTTATTTTGGTTTTAATTGATTACTAATGTTCATTATCGAAAAAATCTATTATATGCCATATTGTGGCTATCCAACCCCAAGCAACTGCTGGTGCTAAAAGAATTATTAAAAGTGTTATCATAATATTTGTATTAAGTTATTGTAATATTCTCGACATTCTTCTATTCGTGTTTTGATTGCTTCAATTACTTCGTCGTCTTTTGCTATTTTAAACGTTTTTAAGCGCTTTTCTTTTGGTATATGTCCAAACGTATGCTTTGCTTGTACAAACGCTCTTAAATCGCTATTTTCTTCAATCAAACTTGCTTTCCAATGCTCTCGTCTTATTTCGTCTTCTACTATTTGTAAAGGGGTGTCAATTAAACAATAGCATAAAAGCGCTTCGGTTTTATTCGTAAGCCAAAGGTAGCCTTGCAATTGGTAAAAGTAGTCTTTATTTTTCAAGTCGTCGTCCAATACCTTTTCAAAAAACGTAAACGCGTCCCAATTACTCTTTACATCTAATAATATTTCGTCCGTGTTTACGTCGGGAGTTCCAGAAATCCAATCGTTTGAATAGTGTTCTTCGTTTTTATAGATAAATCCTAAATTTAAAACGTCGTTACAAAGTGCAATTGAAAGTTCTTCAACCTCGTTGCCTTTATCGGTGTAACGTGAACTAAATTCTTTGCGTATGCCGTAAATTTCTTCAACTGCTAATTCTTGTAAATAAGTTTTAGTAGTTTGGCTTAATGATTCCCCTTTTGTTTTGGGGTTCGTCATTATTTTTCCGATTGCTGAGCATCTTATTTTCATAACTCAAGGGTTTTAAGTTGTTCTGGCGTTAATTCGAAAGTCTTTGTAAGTTCGTCCATTGTGTAACCGCCTTCGCTTATTGCTTTAATTGCTTTTGCAAGTCTTTTATCGTCAATAGCAACTTTTTTAGTTTCGTTTTTTGGTTCGGTCTTTACTTGTTCGCCACCCGCGTCCGTGTCTTTGTCCGTAACTAATCCCAAACAACTTGATAAAGAGTACCTTCTTAAGTAGGTACACGCACTTCCAAAAACTTGGAAATCATTCATTCCTTTTAATTGTACGTTTTGCGGAATAGCCGTTTTACTTTCGAGTGTTTCCCCGCTTTCAACGTGAAATACAATCGTAATTAAATCCGTGCCGTGAATCAATTGCGTAAACCCTAAGCCGTGCTTTTTTAACAAGGGGTTTATTACTTCAAAGATTTTTGGTAAATCTGCGTAGGTATATCCGTAACCTTGCGTCGCTTTGTGAATCGTTGGAACTTCTTGTTGAAATTCCGCTAAACTTTTAAATAGGTGTTTCATTTTATTGGTTTTATTGGTTAGTAATTATATGCAAATATAACAATTTAATTAATATGCAACTATTTTTTTAATTTATTTTTAAGAAATCTATTATTGGTAATAAAATTCCTTTGCTGGTGTTGTTGTCCCCGCCTAAAACATCGTTTTTTGTTCCTAAATATTTTCTACAAAGTATTTTTAATTCGTTTTTTTCTATTGTAATAAAATGCTTTTCGCTCAACCAATAAACCCAATAATGCGCTTCGCTTGTTGCTAATCCACTTGGTTTGTTTCGGCTTTCGTATTCAACAAAAATATTACCCGTTTTTATTGCTCTAAAATCCCGTTTAACTTCTATTTTTTTTTGTAGTAATTCTGCTAATTGGTTTTCGTATGTTTGTCCGACTTGTAAATCAAACTTAAAATCGTTATTATGCTTCATTTTAATTTTTGTTTGTATATGCTAATTATTTCTTTTAATTCGTCGCGTGTAAATTTTCGTGTTTCGTGTGCTTTTTCACTTAGTTCAATTAAGCGTTCCGCTCCAATTCTTTTTTGTATTCCAATTTGATAGTTTAATAAGTTTCCGTGTAAATATTGATTGCAGTAAACGCATTGCCCGTGTACGTTGTCTTCGTTGAATGTAACGGCTTTATGTCCGCCCATTGAGTAATAATGTCCCGCGTCAAACTTTTGACCTAACTGAGAACCGCAAGAAATACAACCTTTTGTTCGGTCTCGATTCCGTATAAAAGAATTAAAATACGTTTGCGCTAATTTTGTAAGTTCTTGAACGGTTTGTAATTTTTCCTTTATTTCGTGTTTTCGTGTTTTCCATTCTTTTTCCTTTTGTGAGTTAACCCAAACTTTTATACAAGGTTCTTCTAAACAATATTTTTGGTTGAATCTTATTGGCGTAAATTCCGCCTTGCAATTTTTACATTTTTTCATAATTCTATAAATTTAAAGATGTGTTCTATTATTGGCAACGTCCACCCGTCACCCAATAAACTTCCTGCTTTTGCAGTTGTTAAAATATCGCAATAATTATCGGGGAAACCTTGTAAACGGCACATTTCAACTTTGTTTACTGTTCTAACTATTTCGTTTTCTTGAATTAAAGTAAGCATTCCCGTTGTTTCGTTTCGGTGTTTTAGTGCTTCTTGACTGCCTTGATTATTTCGATGTCCTTGCATTTTTAAAGAAACGTGTTTATCAGTATCAACATAAATCATATTTATAAATTCTCTTTTTGCTCGTTTTTTAATACTTTCTTGACTTGAACAAACCCTACTTTCACTTTCTAATAAAGCAAGTGCTTTAATTCTTTCAACCCGTCCGCCCGTTATAATATCCTTAAACATTATTTCCAAATCTTTTGGCTGCGGAATATCCGTAACTAAATCAAACATTGTTTCTTTCGTTTTTATGTTGCTCCAATAATATCGGTCTCGTAATTGTGCCGTTACTAAACTTGAATTTATACGAACTGGGTAAACGCCTAAAGCTCTTGACATAATTCCAACGTCTAACTTATTTGCACTTCCAACATTTTCTTGTAAAAATAAAACCTTTGGATTCAAACTTTTTATGTGTTCTAAAATTTCCACAAACACGAAAAATAAACTTGACTTACTTCCGTTTATACCCGCTCGTTTTCCTGCAGCACTTAAATCTTGACAAGGCGAACCGCTTAAAATTAAATCAATTGTTTTCCAATCAATATCCCATTCACGCCATTTTGTAACATCGCCTAATTGAATAGTGTCGGGAAAATGAAATTGGGTTAATTCGATTGCGTAAGATTTAATTTCACTTGAATAGTATTTATTAACTTTTATACCTACGTTTTCAAGTGCTTGTCTTCCCGTGTTCATTCCGTTAAATAAAGATACTACGTTCATCTTAAAAATTATTTGCTTCAATTTCGTTTTCTAATTCCTTAATTCTAAATTTCAACTCTAAATTTAATTGTTCTAAATTGTTTGAACTTGACGAAAAAATTCGAGCTTGTTTCTCCAGAACTAAAAAAGTTGTTAATACTTCCGATAGTTCGTTTTCGGTTTCAATCATAGAATTTATTAAATCGGTTCGGTGTCCGTTTTTTTCTTCAATTTCTTCACGGCTAATTTTTAACTTTAATAAAGTTTTGCGTAAAATAGCGGTTGCGCTTAATAGTTTAATTTCCATTTTCGTGTTTTTATTGGTTTGCTTTTTTGTTCAATTCGTCCCAAATATCAAGTTTTTTTTGTTGCTTAAAAATTGGCGCTTGTTTTGGTCTTAACTTTTGTAAAGGGTCTATTGAATCAATTGTAAACCCAACTCCGTAATTATAATTACATAAAACGGGAACATCCAAAGCCGTATGTTTTCCGCCCGTGTCCGTATCTTTTATTTTTTCAACTCCTACCATTGTAAAAAATTTCATTGTTTCGTGTTTTATAAGCCTATGGATTACAAACATATCGTCACACCTATTTAAAAATGCTTTTCCTCCTTCGATATGGTCTTTTAACGGACTTTTCAAGTGTTGCTTCCAATGGTGGTTTTCGGGGTATAAATTACCGCTTCGTCCGCTTTCGCTTGTGGGATGGGTATTAATGTAAATTGTTTTTCCCGTTTCGTTTACAAATTGCCGTGCCATATTTAAAAACTTGTAATTGCCTTCGTAATTCATTTCCCTATCTAAGCCCGTAAACGGGTCAATTAAACAAGCGTCTGCGTCTGAGTTCCTAAAAATTTCTAATAATTCAGTCGGTTTGTAAAGTTTTGAGTTGTCAATAAAAGTAAATGATTGCTCTAAAAATGTTGAATAAGTTAAAATTTCTTGTTCGCTTAATTCTTTAAATGGTCTTCCCGAATACATCTGAATCATATCGCGTAATATTTGCCCGTGTTGATTTTCACCGCTCCATAAAATAAACTTAAGATTGTTCGTTAAACTCAAGGTTAAAAAATACCAAGTAATCCAATAAGACTTGCCAACGTTGTCGTGTCCCAAAATTATATTTAGTTGCTTTGGTTTAAATCTTAAATGATTATCCAACGGGCAACCAATCGACAAACCTTGTTTTATTTTTCCGTTTTTATAATCCAATAAATAGTTGATTCCAGAACCGCTTTTAATTAACATTTTTTTTGGCTTTTAAGATTTGTTCGTTTTTTGCTATTTGTGCCATTACGTTTTTGTATAATCTATCGTCGCTTGTTTCAACTTCGTTTTTTTGTACGTCCCGTTTTAACCAATTCTTAGCCGTCAAATATAACGAGGAATAACTTTTATTTTGTTTATAGTTTTCAATACTATCAAGAACGTTATTTATTTGGTCTGCGGAATATTCAATTCTTAATTTATCAAAGTCTTCAATACTTAATTTTAAATGATTAAATTTTCTATATATATATATATCTTTTTCATTATCATTTACATTAACATTTACATTAGCTTCGGTTTTGCTTGTTTTTTGCTTCGGTTTTGCTTCCGTTTTGCTTTCTGGTTGCTTGTTTTTTGGTTTAATTCCGTTAAGATATTTTTTTAAATTTGCTTCTAATTGGGGTGCAATCAAAGTAAAGATGGTTTTACTTATTCCTTTTAACTCAACCCGTTTTCCGTTTAAACCTAATTCGTAAACTGCGTTCCAAACTTCCGCTTGATTTTCTTTTGGCAATTCTTTTATTGCTTCAAAAAAACTTCTGTAAATAATCATTGAATCCCTTTCCATTTTAATAATTTTTAAGTAAAAAAAAACCCTCTTTAAATCCGCAGGGTCTCACGTCCGCTTCATTAAAAAGGGTAATAATTTTTAGTGTTCTTATATTGTGAGACCGAACCATATTGCAAATATAAACTTTTATTTTAATTTAATTCGTTTTTATCTGAAAACTTATAAACATTATTTTGCAAACGCTTTTTAATCTTTGCTAAATCGTGGTAGTTTTTGCCATCCATTATATCTTGTATTAAATTACGTTCTTTTAATTCAATTTTTTTATTGTTAAATTCTTCGAATAAATCTTTAGTGTCAATCAAGTACATTTCGTCTTTTGCTCGTCCAAAAAGTTTGGATTGTGTTATTCCGTGAATTATAGTAGCGTGGTTCATCTGGAACAATTCCGCTATTTCACGTAAAACAAAATTGTTTCTTCGTAAGTAATTAAATATAAACCAACGCCTATGCACTTTGTTTGGTTTTTTCGTGCGTTCCCGCAGGTTTTCGGTTTCAATTATTTCGTGTATTCTATCAATCAAGGTTTCCATAAGTATAAGTTATAATTTGTAAGTAAATGTATTCGATTAGTTTTTTCATATTGTTTCAACTTTTAAAATTAGTTTTCTTTGCATTGCCATTCTTTGTATTGCGTGGTCTCGGTCAAGTGCTTTTAAAACACGATACCCAATTGTTTTTTTAGTGCATTGCGTATCTAAATAAAACACGTATGTAATTTTATAATTTTTCATTTTTCCGTGTTTTTAAATGTTTCGTTGTAGTATTGATATGAATTAATTTTAGGTGATGCATTTTTAAGATAATGATATTCATACTTTTCACCTTCCTTAAAAGCCTTAGTAATCTGCTTATGCTCTATTGCTAGATACTTATGAAAATGATTAACAAATTCTTTTCCTTCGGTTGTGTGCATATTAAATAAATTTGGGTGCAATTTTTCTAAATCGCTAAACACTTCTTGTATTGCTGTTTTCATTTGTTTTTTATTTTTAATATTGTTTCTTCGTTAAATTCTTGATTCTCTAAATAATCTAAGTAAAGTTCTAAATTGAAACTTCCGCCTTTGTCGCCTTCAACGCTTTGTTCCCGCCACCAATTCATTTTTCGTTTTAATGAAAAGGTTGTTTGTGTAAATTGGTTTTCTGTGGTCGCAATTTGCGACTTTAATAATTGTTTCATAAGTTCTCGTTTTTTTGTTCGTTATAAAAATCTAATTCGCTTTCCAAGTGTTCAACCAATCCCCAATCAACGGGCGATTCTAAAACAACGTCTTCTATTGCCGTTTTAATTGCTTTTATTTCGTCAAGGCTTGGAAAATACGAATGTCTAACTCCGTTAATCCATTGTTCTGCATAATTACAATAAACATCAATTTTGCAATCGTAAGTTTTTGGGTCTGCGTCGTAAAAATTCCAATCAAATTCCATTATAAATTCTACTCCGTCAATTTCATAGTTTAAACTTGCGGTGTTTTGGTCAATTTGTAATTCTTCTAAATTCATTTTAAATCGTTTTAAGGGTTAGTAAATAGTAAAGTTATATAAATGTATGTCTTTTAAATAATAATGCGTTAAACGTGCTTAAAATCAATACTCGTTAAGTTCAAGTTTGTCAAGTAAAAGCAACATCGTTACTAATTTAGTTTCGTTTCGTTTTGTCGCTGGGTCTTGTTGCCCGAATGCTTTACAAAGTTCGTTGTAATCTCTTTGCAATTCGTCTTTGTAATTTAAAATTACTTCAATCATTTCTTCTTTGTTCATTTTGTTTGGTTTAAATTGTTTCTAAATTCAATTGCTTCTTTTTTTGAGTAAAAACTTTTTATTATTTCTTTTCCAATCATTACTGTAAAAGTTGGAAAGGTGTAAGGGTTTTTTGTTTTAATTGTCGCTTTCATTTGGTTAGTTTTAAATAGTTAGTAATTAATTATACACAAATATAAAGACTATTTTTATAACTGCAAACATTTTAACAATTATTTTTAACTCATTAACAAAGTTTTTTATAAAACCCTTGTATCTATTACGTTTCAGCAATACAAAAAAACGTTATTAATAATGATTCTAAATAAGAAAATGAACATATTTTGTCCTCGTGTATAGAAAAGGCGAAAATTTGAACATAAGAAATAAGGTTATACCCTTAAAAATGCGGTAAAAAATAAGGTTATTCCCTTTATAATGGAAAATTTCCGTCACTAAAACGGATTAATTACGATTATAGTGGAAAATTCTAACAAAATTTGTGACAAAATGTCAAGTTAAATGCGCCTAAAACTTAAAAGATATGCGTTAAACGTGCGATTTGCCCGTGTTCTTTGTGGTGAATGTAGCCTTCAACCGCTTTTGGAACGCCCGTAAAACCTTTTTTGTAGTGCCAACTATCAGTTCCAGAAGGGGAACGCAAAGTTTCAAACGTACAACCAATCATATCTTTACTTGTTTTGTGGTGTACGTGGTGTGAATAAATGTAGCGGTGTTTTGTTTCGCTCCATAGAATCGGAAATTCAGTAGCTAATAATAAAGGTAAATTTTCGGTTTTCGCTCCGTCTCCGTGCGTTGTTCCAATTAGATTAGTTCCGTACTTAAATGCTTTTCGGTGTTTTAAGTCTACATTAAAACGAATGCTTGAGTTATGAAAATGCGCTTCAATCAATTGCATAAGAAAAAACCCGTGTGTTAAATCGTGATTACTTGGATTGTACACAACTTCAACTTCTGCAATTGTTTGTAATTGTTCCAATAGTTCAATATAAAGGTTCTTCGCCATTATAAAGTTTTCAAACCAACTTCCGTCGGTATCTTGTGGCGTTCCGTTAGTCGTTGTTCGCCTTGTGTTGTCGGTGTGTAAAATATCGTTACCCGCAACGAATAGAATCTTGTCAATCTTAAACCCTTGCGACTTGTTTAATATTCCTTGCATTCCGTCTTTTGCCCTCTTAACTGCTATTTGACAATTATAGTCTTCGCCAACTTCAAATGCACTTGCTAATTTTCCAATATGCAGGTCGGCAATGTCAATAACTAATAAATGAGAATCGTTGGTTTTTTCAAACTTTATTTGATTGTATTTTGGAGCGTGGTTTTTTACCGCTTCAATACATTCGTTTTTGATTGTTTCAAACCCTTGTTCAATTTCATTTTTAAAGTTTGGGTTTTTAAAGAATAAACTTGCGTTGTCATTTTTTAGCCATCCGTGTTTTACGTCTGCGTCGTTTATTCCAATTTCGTCGGACGCTTTTTTTATTGCTCGGTATTTTTGTAAAATTTCCGCTTCGTCTGGCGTTAATCTCGGTCTAAATTTGTTCGTCAAATTATACGTCTAAATTTATCAATCAATCGTAAAATAAAAAACGTTGCGAAACCCGCTAAGAACCCCCAAAAAAATAAGCTCCAATTTGTTCGTCTTTTTGTTTGCTGAACTTCTTTGCGCTTTTCTTTTGAATCCTTATAAATATATTTGTATTTCAATACGTCTTGTTTGACCAATTGGGTTTTATAACGATATTCTATTTTAGTCTGCCATTTCGTTTTCGGAATATAAACATTTCTAAAAAACACTATGGAATCGCGGTAACGAATAATTTTTTCGTATCGTATCGTATCATTTATATAATAAGCAACTGAATCAATGGTTGCAATTCTTATTGTGTCGCTATCTTGTACCAATTTTAAGCCGTGTTTAAGCGCTTTTTGATAGTGGTATTGCGCCAATCGTTCACTTGAACAACCAAAGATTGTTAGAACGCTTAAAAAGACGATTAGCCTTTTCATAACTCTATTAATGTATAGGTAAATTTATTTCCGAATACCGCTTTAGCTTTATTTATTATTTTCATAAATTCCACAAAGTTTGCGTTGTATCTGAAAACTTGGCAACCTTCCGAAAAGTAATCTACATTTGATGGGTCTTTATAAATGCTTGAGCGGTGAATATTGATTCCAAACATACCGCAATCAATTACTTTTTCGTCGTGAATTTTGTCTTTATTGTTGTCTCTATATACGCAAACATTCCCCAACCTTTGACAAAGCGCTTCATATTTTCCGTTATGTAAACTTACTGCGTAAACGCCTCTATATTGATTTGGAACTAATCTGGCAACGCCCCGTGAACTTCTTAAAATTTCAGTTGGTTTTTTTCCCGCGTCGGTTGTTATTGTCCATTCGTGAAATTGCCAAACTCCGTTAATTTTATAACTCAAAGTTAAAGTATCGTCGAATTCGTTAGTTACTTTTTTTCCGCTTTTTAAATTACGAACTCCAACAATATTAACGTCGTAATCTTTTGCACTATCGAACCAAACGTAACCTTTACTTTTAACTGCCTTTTCTATTTGTTCCCGTGTGTACATATTTAGATTTTAGAATAAATAATTGCTTTTATCTTTTCTTGTTGAAGAAAATTCAAATAATCAAAAAATTTCTTTATCATTTTATTTCGTTTAATTCTTCTTTAATTTCTTTTGCTCTGGAAAAAAGGTTCTTCATAGCAACCCAAATATTTATGCCTCGAACGGCTTCGTAATTTTCCGAAATTGAAATACATTCTATTGAAACAAGTACAAGCGAAAGTATTTTAGTCAACATTAAAGGAACGGAAAAAAAAGTTAAAATAATATCGTTTAGAATAAAATAATCTATTAAGTAAAATCCAATAACCGCAACTTCATATAAAAAGAACTTTGAAACAATAGCCGAAAGTTTTCGGGACGTAATCGGAATTCCCAATTTCTTTGACTTCCAAATTCCCGTCAAAGTATCTAACAAAATAGCAAACCCAATTAAAAATAGTATTCCCGAAATAGGCAAAAAAAACGCCCCAACAACCGCAAGTAATTTCATAAACGACAAGCGAATATTTGTAAGTAAAATAATTAATTGAATTCTCATTTTTTAAATTGGTATTGCTCAACAAGTTGATGGGTTAAAAAAGCGAATAAAGCAACCCCGCCAAATTTTAAAAATAATGCGCTTTCGCAAAACATCGCAAGGGAACACAAATAAGCAAACGCAAAAAACAATAAAGATAAAGCTCGTAAATGTTCCATAATTATCTTTTTTCTTTGTTTAATTTCGTTAAATAAACGAGTAACTTTTTAATGTTAGTTTCTTTTGGTTTGTGTTTCTTTTTCATATATACCAACCCGTAAAATTGTTTTGAGTACTTGGGAACATATCAGCGTTTGAATTCGTGCTATATTCTGGAAACAAAGAATTGTTAAAATTGATATAAGTAATAAAACGCTCCGTGTAATTTTGCGCAATCATTCGTTCTTTTTCAACTAAGAAATCAACTTCGTTTTTATCTACACTTGTGGCGTTTTCGCTCGTATGTTTGAACACTCCTTTATTCGCTATTGTGTAAGCCGAAAACGGCAAGTACTCAACCATTGCCCAGTGAATCAACATAGGCTTTACATACGTCGTTAATAACGATAAATAAGGGTTTACAAGTGTGTTGTTTATTATGTCGGTTTTAATCTTTTCAAGTAAGTTCGTCCCCAAGTAATTTTGTATATGAATATCTTGAGCGACCTTAATCCATTGTATAAAAGAATCCGTATCTATATTTCCGTTAAGTGCGGTAAATTTTACGATGTCGTTTCGTGAAATTAGTAATGCTTCAGCCATTATTTAAATCTTTTGTTTGTTGGTAAAAAACCCCGTGTCGGTGTGTCTATTGG